AATATTAATCTTATTAATCTGGTCAATTTGTTTAGCGGTTAATCTTGTCATTTTTAAATCTCCTCTTTCTTTTTTTATTTTCTTTTATTGTTTAGATGCTTGTACAGTTGATACTATTGCATGTCCTACGCCATAATAAGTTCCAACGGATGCTAATACAACGCCCGCTGTTAACTGACCAGACTTCATCATAGCAAGTCCACCTACTTGAGATGCTACTACAATTCCCGCATCTTTTAATAGATTCTGACTTAATGTCTTACCATTTTTTAATGTTTTGGGTGCTACTATATTTTTACTGGCAGCACTTTTATATTTAGATTTTATTTGTGCTTGTTCATTGTCCAAGGCTTTACTTCTTTTGATTACTGCATTTACATCATTACCTTTTCCAGACTTTTGTAGGTCAGCCATGTCTTTCTGAAACTTAGCATTAGACTTTTTAAGTTCATCTCTTTTACTGGCCGAAGGTTTAGATGTGGCTGCTCCACCAGTTCTATGCCCCCACTTCATGCCTAATTTACCAAAATGTTCGAGTGAATCTTCAGAGTTGGTACCTTTACCCCAAGACATTCCCATTGCACCGTAATGTTTTAATTCATTATCCATTATTTACACCTCCTTTTAACCAAAATTCTTCTTCCATGTCTGAGCAGTTTTATAGGTATTTACTGCTGTTTTTGCCGACTTTAACGCTGAACTAACAGCGTGGTCGATTGCTGGTTTGTTTTGAGTGTATAGAATATAACCAGCTGCTAATGAGGTTGTTCCCGTTAGGGTCTTAGCTACAATTTTAGCACTTCTACTTGCCTGGTCTTTAGTTGCTCTACCTCTACTGTTAGATATAGCTTTATTATTTATTTTAGAGTAGTTAATTTCAGATAGGGCTTTATCGTATGCTGCTTTATACTGAGGATTTTTCATTTTTTCATCAATTTCTTTTTTAACTAATCTTCTCTGTATACCAGCACCTTTTCCATATGCTTGACGGGCCACTTCGTGCTTAGTTGCATCTTTCTTGGCTGTTTTATTTAATTTATTTTCTGCATGTCGTTGTCCCCACTTCATGCCTAACTTACCAAAATGCTCTAGTGAATCTTCAGAGTTGGTACCTTTACCCCAAGACATTCCCATTGCACCGTAATGTTTTAATTCATTATCCATTATTTACCCTCCTATTCGAATGCATCTTTATTAACCTTATAGGCAATATAAGCATCCATTAATGCCGAAACACTATCAATTTTATTTTCATATCGTTTCTTTAATAGTTTACGATTACCGTTTGTATCTTCTAAAGTAACACAGTTACCCATTGTGAATGTCATTAATTCTTGATCAAATACTAACATTCGTTCTGCTGCTAGATTCTTAAGTTCACCTAGTGGTACTGACTCAGTCTTAGAACCTTGGATAACTTTCTCAATTCCATATGGTCCATTCTCTGCTTCCCATCTAGTTACAAATTCTTTAGCATTGTAAGGGTCAAATCCAAAACTTCGTACGTCATAACCTTCTGAAATTATGAATTCATCTACATCTTCATAGACCTCCATCATGTCTAGTACAGTGCCTTCTAAGACCATCAAACTACCCTCATCTAAGAACTGGTTATACTTGCTTCTCATTGCTCCTGGAAGTTTCATAAGCGTTAATGATGTGATATAGCATCTAGTCTTAACTCCGAACTTACCACTTGCTAATGGAAATAAGAAAGTGAAAGCGCAGAAGTCATCTCCCTGAGACATATCGGCTCCCATAGAGCAGACCATCTTCCAGAAGTTACGTTTTCTATGTGGCAAGGTTTCTTCGTAAGTGAAGAAGTAGGTATACCCTTCCATTGGAAGACCAAACCTCTTTGCCAGAATGTCATTCCTAGAAGCAGGTGCTTTCTCCGCTCTCTCAACGTCCAACTGATAGGTTTCGTACGTAACAGTCTTTCCGAGATTAGGATTAGCCTTTTGCCAGGTTGACGGATCAGTAATTTCTTTGACATCATCGAGTTTGTACCACCAGATGGAAACATGTGGGTTTATGTAGTCTCCTCTAAGTATGTCAGTTAGTTCCATTTTGATTGTATCGCCACTTCCATTCCTCACGGTACCTTCTGAACTCGTCGCTACGATTAAGTAGTCATCAAGTTTGGATGCACCCTGCTCAATAGCACCAACAACATCCTCTCGAATGTCACCAGAGAGCCACTCATCAACAGTTGTTATCTTAGGTCTTAATCCCTGAAGTTTGTCTATGCTCATAGGTCGAACTTCTATTAGTGATCCTGTAAGAAAGTTCTCAACTCCCTTCTTAGTAGATGCCAACTTAATTCTATTGGCTCTGGAACCGGTTGTGTTCTGTAAGGAACCCTCAGTTAAGAACTTAAAGAGAGGACCTCTTGATCTTGTAATGGCAGTTCGTATAGGAGACATAACTTCATCTGCCTGTTTCATTGTTGGGGCAGTCGTAATCTGGTGTGTGGTTGTAGTATCAACGTTGTGAAAGTACGATTGAATACATGAATCATACAACGACTTCGCAGCACCTCTTCCCACGATCAAATATTGTTTGTTAATCAATCGCTTTTTAATCATCTTACGAACATACTTTCCGCCATGATTATCTGGAGATGGTTCGTAGATACTTCGCTCAACAAAGTAGTACCATCCAAATACTGCTTCGGCCCATAACTTAAATGAATCAAGTAATACCAAATCAGCACCATCAGTAAGAGTAAGTTCATTTTCGCAATAATTAACAAACCCCTCTACCACTCCACTATCATAGTAGACTCCTGGATTAGCTATTAGTTCATCTATACGATTCATCTCCATAGAGATTTCTTTACAGACTGGAATATCTCCCCTAATAACTGCCTCACGAAATGCACCATAGTATTTGGGTGTTGCTGTATTTGATAATGACATAATTCACCTACTTTCCAGGTATGGCTTTATTTAAAAGTATATCTAATCCTTTAGACATGCCCTTAGCAGCTAAATTGGACACGACCTGTTTAGAAGAATTAGAAAGAACATCATTCACATACTTTCTACCAGCAGAAACATCCTGTTTGCTTAGATCTTTATATGATCTCTCTAACTGTAGTCTATTATTAAGAGTTTGTAGTTCAGAATTAGACATCTCATAGATCTTCTTCTTCTTTAATTTCTGTTTCTGAGCATAATCCTCGCTAACCTGTTTTGGTTTATGTATGCTAGATGTTATACTAGACATACTAGTTTTAGCATTTCTATGACCCCAATGCATTCCTAATTTACCGTAATGCTCTAATGATTCATTATCTGTCATTATATTACCTCCTCTTCTATTATTGGTGGGACATCTGCCGACGTTTCAACTTGTACCCATAATCGCCATTCAATCTCGGTTGCTTGCCGCTGCATCGCATCTAAGACAAAAGAACTTGATGGTGGGTCAAATAATAACCGAACTTTTAGATAAATATAAGACTTGACAGCTTCTAGATCGGTTCTCTCTCCTAGTAAGTCTATCCATTTTTCATTTGCTCCCGTAATAAGGAATCCTGATTCTGGACCAACCCCTATTTGGTTAGATGTCATTAATACTGTATTGATGTTAAATATAACATCTTGGTCAAAGTGAGTATATTGAGGTTCTATCCCTAACATACGTTTGATAGTTAATAAAATGCTGTCCATAATATCCTCCTTTCTTACAACCAAGGACATGTGTCATTACGTCGTCTTTCTATTGGTGCCTGCGGGAGTAATGATGCATCTCCATAATGTATAGCATTATGAGTTTGAAGTATTGTACTAATAAGGAACTCAGGATCATAGATTACATCCCTATCAAGTTCAACATCTTCTATTGTTATTTGGTTCATGTGATGTACTATTATAGAACTATAAATTTCATGACCTTCAACTCCTAAGTCACAACCATTATCTCTAATAATAACATCATCACGAGTCTTTCTCCATCGTTTAGATCTGTATAAGATTTGATTTAGATAACGATCAAACCCAAATGTAGTATCTCCAACTGAACCTTTGATTCGTAGATAATCATAACGATCTTCGAAACTTATTAAATTTTTTAGTTCAGAATATGACCTAATCATAACATTATTACATTTATGATCTTTTCTAAAGCACGTACTTTATGTACTGTAGATGATACAATATCCTCTTTTGGATTTAATAAAATAAGCGGTAATTTACCTAAAAACCCGGAATCATTCTCATCAACCACTGCGTTATAGCCAGTAGATCTAACATGGTCAAAGAATTTCGTAACCAGTGGATTATCTTTGTTATTAAGATCAGTCATAAAGTTTTTATATAACCCATCATCAACTTCTTTTACATTGTGGGTTTTCATATACATCTCAGCCATTATCTTTTTAGATGGAACTTTTATTTCATTCTTACTCTTCATAACATGTTCGTATACACTCTTACCTTCGTCTGGTATGAACCCTTGTTTTTTCCATGATTCAAAATATCCAGGCATGGTTTCTTTGTAAATTCTTGCATCTTTCTTTACGTGGGATACATATATTTTACCATTCGTCGAATAATCTTCAAAAGATTTGGTACTCATCCTATAGAATTTAGAACCTTTAGGAATCGTTGTATCTTTTGTTGATAATGAATTTAGATCTACTATTTTTCCAAATCGAAAAGTCTGTACTCCTCCTATTGGTAGATTATTCTTTTTGTAAGCATATACACCACCAGCAACGGCTAAGGTTACACCAACTGCTGCTGCTCCAATTAGGATGTTCCTTTTAATTCGTTTCTTTCGTTCATCTTCCGTTTCAGTCTTTTTTGAATTACTTGTTATGGTTGTTGATCCTTTTCGATGCCCACATTTCATTCCCATTACACCGTGATGTGTGAGTTCTTGTAGTGGAGGTTTCTCTATACTAATCATCATTACTATTACCTCCCTTACCAGTGTATGTTTTCATTGCATCGAGAGCATTTGCATAAAGTTCTTCAACCTTCTTGGCTGATTGGATGGCATCTGTCTTAGCAACTATCAATTCCTTTTGTTTCTCAAGGATTTCTTTCTCAATTCTTTCCTTTGTAGATCCCAACTTTAAGAAGTGAGTTATAACTTGCGAAGATGCCGTTCCCTTTAGAATTTGTGTCTCTGCTAAATCAACTGCCATAGCTATCAATTGGTTTTCTCTTGCTTCTGGGGTGGTAGCAGGAGGCTGTCGGTTTGGATTTCCATCCTTTTTAGAAACGGCCATCAGTTCTTCACTCCTTTCCATTACTTTATGTAAGTTTTATTATGTTCCTAGACACTTTCAGGTATGGCGACCCGACTTTGGGCAATCAACATCTCTTGAAAGGGGAGAGAATGGCCACCATGAACCACTTTTGACTAAAGAAGCCGTCGCCATACTTGAAAAGGTCTAGGAAAATGACCCGCCGGAGCTTTTTTTAGGAGCCAGGCGATTTGAAGGGGGGGTAGGTTTTGCGAGAGACCCCCCTCTATGCTTTTACGCCTCGCTATTTGTATTATGTGTTGCCTTTGTATAAATTCCTAAAATATTTAATTTAATTATTTCATTTATTGCAGACTCAATTGCTAAATGTTGATCCATGTCACTTAATTCATCACTTGTTCTTACTATTCTTGATAAGTAACTAAGAGAATGATAACCTTTTGATTCATCAAAGGCATACCACTCATCGAACTGAATGAATGGGTCAAATGGATTGTCAGTTGTAGTTAGCATTGATTCAATCATAAGATTACTCCTTTCTTAGCTTTGCATAATGCTTGATACAGTTGATGTTGATACACCCATCTGATCTGCTATCTCTGCTTGTGTGTGTCCTGACTTAAGAAGTGTTCTAATCTTTGCTTCATTAGCCGCTGTTACAACAGGTTTGTTTCTAGGTGTTGCTAACTGTCTAACCAAATCAGGATTAGCATTATCTAGTATCTTAACTAAAGTGTTGTTACTAACAGCTCCTGCTTGAATGGCTTCCCACTCCTTTGTTGTTATGTCAACAGGATGCTTGTCTGCACCCATTCTTACTCTTGCTTCTGCTAAGGCTTGATACTTGTACTTCTTTATCTCACTGGGTTCCATGTCGGGGTTAGCTGCCTTCTTGAGGGCTAGGTTAACCTCTGCTATCCTATTAGCGTTCCTCTCAAGGGGGGCATTCTTTAGCGCTACATTTAACTTAGAATTAAGAACTGATACTTCTTTAGCATAAGTCTTAGATGCCGATGATGACCATGTTGCAGGTGGTGTACTAATATATGATTTACGTGATTCATTAGCCAATGCCTTTAGTTGATTAGCATGGTTAGCATATATAATTTCCATTGTTGTACCAGATGATAATTCAAATGCATCTTTTGCTTCTGCCATTTTAGTAGACTTAGTTAGTTTACTTACTGTAGTTTCTTTGATTGGCAGATTTGGATTGTCAGCTAATGCGGATTTAGCAAGGGCATTGGATACACTAACTCTTTTATTTTTTCCTGTTACTGGGTCTTTAACCATAACTGTTTTCTTAGTATAAGTTTTTCCAGTGGGGGTATATAATTTGTTACCCGTAGTAGGGTCAATATATATCCTTTTTTCTTTACCTGTTTTAGGATTAAGTATTCCATTACCTGCACCTGCTACTCTATCAAGTGGTCTTGAATCTGAGGATGCTTTAGATATAAGAGTTGATGCTCCTCGATTTGCTCCACCTTGATATGTCTTTTTTAGAGCAGCAATACCGTTATCTATAGCTGATTGTTTATAATTTAAATGATGTTTTTCAGCATCTATTACAACCATGCTATGTTTAACAGCTCTAATTATTTCATCATTTTTTGCACCTTTGATAGTCATATCTGTAATAAGATTAGAAACATTTCCCATTTCTATACCTTTAGTACGAGATGACATTTTAGGAGCAGACTCAGGTAGCTTGTACATTTTAGGATCAAAGTCTTTAAGTCCTTTAAGTGCTGGTTGAGTTTGAACTATTTGTTTTCCATTAGGTCCTCTATTTGGAATAACAAGAACTGTATCACCATCAAAGTCTGCACCTGATAATCTTTCAGCAACTTTAGGATGTATGCCAACTGCATCTATTAATTTACCATGTAAAGTTTTAGCAGTCTTTTGTTGGTTATTTACTGTGAGTTCTGGTATTTCAAATTGTCCGCCATGTGGATATCTTATAAGCGCTACCTTTTCTCCGTTTCTATAACTTGGAGCATATATTTCATTTTCTTTCAGACTTGGAACCGGAAGAATAACTCTTGATCCTTGTCTTGGTAAAGCAGCTGCTTTTAGATGTACGGCAGCAGCATCACAATCATCAGAGAAATCAGCGAGAAGTTTCTTTCTAACAGCTGGATTAGTAAGAGACATGATCTCATCATATTCTTTCTTTTTAGAAGTGAAAGCCAATCCCAATTGCTGTTTTGCAAGATCTGTTGATTGTTTAGATAACATTTGGGAAGATATACTTTTAGACCATTTTTCCCAATCGCCTTCTTCATTAACAATGTTTAATGCTGATAATTGTTTTTTACCAGTTTTATCAGTATAGAACTTTTGTCGTATAGTTGCACCAAATGGATTATCCGGATCAATTACACCTGTCTTTTCATTTGCCATTGGTTTGAATACTTTGGATGCTGGTGTAGTTTTGGATTTATTTGTATTGTAAATAACATCTATTCCTGGTGGCATTTTATCTGAATATATAGCCATACCTTTTAAATAATGAGTTCCATCTACAGCTATACGAACTTGGGCATATCTTTTAGTTCCTAATGATAATTCATCAACACCCATTCTAAGTTGTATAGCACCATCCATATCTTTTCCACCACTACCATCATCTGCATAGTTTATCTTAATTCTTTTAGAACTAATAGACTTAGGTGTTTGTATAGAGTGAAATGTTTCTCCACCATCTTCAGAATATTTATCATTGATCAAATGAATTTTATCTTTATTATTCATTATCTCTGGCCATGTTGTTTCTGGTTTAGCAAGTACCAACATAGTTGTTTTTTTTCCTGTACCTATTTGAGTTATTGGAATCTCATGTGTGACATATCCATCTTCTTCAAGTAAGGATATAGCTGTTTTAAATTTAGTTCTCTTAACCCCAATATGTCTTTCGGTACCTACACCAATATCAATGTATCCACCATTTTTATCCAAATCATCTTTAAGCATGTTTGCTGTATTACGAATTAGTTTAGCGTTATCCAAGGAACCAGGTTTAAGTAAATCTCTAACGAAGGATTCATTTTTACCACCCAATTCTTTTCCTATAGCAACATTGGACATGCCAGTTAGTCTTAATTTTTCTGCTCTAGCAGCAAGTGCTACTTTTTCATCAGCATTAGCTATAGATCTTCTTTGTCTAAATTCTGTGGAGTTCATACCAAAGCCAGTAGCTATATCATTTTCACTCATACCTTGTTTTTTAAGTTCATCTATTTCAGTTAAGAAACTTCTATTTCTTTGGGGATCAACACCTGAACCCTTGGGGTACCGACCAGAGGTTGCAGTTCCAATATGAGAAAGTTCATCATGCATTATCATATGCTCCTCCAATCTTTAGCTTATTAATTTTCTGATCAAATACAATTATTTTATCCATTATACGAAGTATCTCTTCTGTGGACGGAATATGGATTATTACATCATCTGACTGGTATAGTCTCAATTCTGTATCTATAGCATGTGGATCAATCTTATACTCCAAACAGAATAAAGATGTATACACTTCCAGTTGTCTCATCGATGATGGTGTTACTCCTGTTTTCAAATCATGAATCCTTAAGACGTTTTTTCTAAAAGATATAGCATCAGCAGTACCAAAACAATTCTCTGAAAAATATAGAGGTTGCTCGGTTGCCATCTTGTATCCTATAGCATCATTAACATATAGATTCATGGTTTTTTTAGACTTTGGTAACTTAACACCGAGTCTTATACATTCACATGCAAACTCGTGTAATCGAGTTCCCTGACTAGTGGCTAAATATTTGGAATAGGATGTAGCAAGTTTCTCTTCATCATAATTTATCCAATGATATTTAGAGGCACTTAGAAATGCGTGTTGGCCCTCTATGTCGAAATGCGTGTTGAAGTTCATTTAATACTTCCTCCTTTATCTCTGGCCAAATAACACTAGCATAGGACATCTTATCAAGAACTTCTAAATAGTATTCTTGATTTGGTTGATATCTTGATTCTGCTTTTTGCTTGCATTCAAGAGCTGCCCAGGTATTATTATACAATATTAACAAATCTGGGAATCCCTGTATGTAGTTGGCATCATTTTTTAGAATTATACATCCTTCAAATATAGATTCAAGCTCCTCAATTAGCTTGGCTTGAAACTTACTTTCTAACATAAGACTGCCTCCTTCAAAAAACAAAATAATAAGATAGTGATACTCTATCCCTCTATAATAGTATATGTTATTTCCGCGAGGTTAATCTTTTAAAAAGCGATATACATTGAAGTCTTTTTTATTCTTTAATGCTTTAGCAATTGCTAGGTCTATAGCCGAATTTGAACGAAAATGATAGTAGTATAGAAATTTGAATGGTGTGTTAAGACGGTCAATTCTTCCTGCTGCTTGAATCATTGTCTTGTATGAGTAATTTTGAGAGTAGAATATGATCGTGTCTGTCTCTATACAATTCCAACCCTCTGCTCCTGCTGTGTACTGTACTAAATATATCCATGATTTGGTTTTAGGAATTGGCTTATGAGCATGTCCATTCCATTCACTAGTTTCTACTTTTAAAGTGTCACCTAACTTTTTAAGTATTTCTAACTCATAATCAAAATTATAGAATATGATTAGTTTAGGATGTTTCTTAATTATCTTGGATATTTCTTTTGTTCTTGCTGGGTTGCTATTGGCAACTTTTCTCATTAAGTAGCAGACCATGGTAATGGACTTAATAGGTTTATCCTCGAATATGTTCCATCGTTTAATCATTACAGTATCCATTTTATCTTTGTCAAATGGGACAGTTATGATTTCATCAACAGCTATAGTTTCTTTGAAGTAGTCCATCTTAATTGTTATCCGTTCTCTTAATCTGCATAAGTGACCCTGCTCCATATACTTGTCAATCTTAGGATATTTGCAGTATCTATTGTATACTGCATGTCTTCTAAGAAACTCAGTACGATTCTTATAGAATTTGTTTGCTATGAATACCGGAATATAATCACTCCATGTATCACCAGGTGTGGCACTAAGTAGTATCCAGTTATTATTCTTAACTATTTTTAGAAAAGATTTAACCCATGTACCAGCTCCAACTAATCGCTGTTCATCAAATATAAAGAAAGCCTTAGTCACCTTAATATACTTAGATATATTATTCCATGAATCCACTGTTACTTTAACATTATTTATACTGCAGTCTTGGTTGGTTGATAGTGAGAAAGGTGCACACTCTCCTTCAAATTCTAAAGAATCTCTTTTCTTTGCTGTGGTAATTATATATAGATCTTTTGGTTTTTTCATTTCTGAGAACTCACCAACGCCATCGATATTAAGAGTACCTTTACATTCTTTAGCAAAGTAATATGCTATGGCAGTTCTAGATTTCCCAGACCCAACTCCTCCGCATAATATGCATCCATTCTTTAATTTATCTATTGCTTCTAGTTGATAATCACGAAGATTAATCATATATTATACCTCTTCAAAGTGAAAGTTCCTATGACTTTTTCTAATGCCTCGTAAACAATCACCTATATGACTACGACACCCATTTATATCGCTAGCACAAGACTGTAAACTCTCATATATTATACCAGTTTCTACGATTTTTACCATTTTTCTTGGGAGTCCACCTTGCCCATTATGAGGAATTAATCCTGTTCTATGAGCATGTCTCATGTTATCAGCTTGGGTACACCATTCTAGATTTCCTATAAAATTATTTTTTTTATTACCATCGATATGATTTACCACTAAACCATTTACTGTGCAATCATAAAATGCACTAGCAATGAGCTTATGAACTCGAATAGTTTGACCGTTTACATCTACTTGTAAGTATCCTCTGCCATCATCCCAAGGGTTCAATAGTTTTCTAGTTGTTTTGTTTCTTATCCCACCATTATTACTCGCTTCATAATTTGGAAAGTCGGGAATATTAATCCATTTATCCATAAATTTAATCCTTTCAAAATATAAATAAGAAGTTTAAAGACATTCTCAGGTCTTTTATTTATCTAATCATAATACTTTTCAGCGAATTCGTCTTCTACTATTGTCACATACATTGATTTGCAATATGCTTTGACTCCTTCACTACCATTTACCGACCAATTATAAGGACGGATAATTAGATCAACATTTTCTATCTCAGCTGTATCTAATTCATCTACTGAAATATCATCTAGTATTGTCTTTCTCTTTTTGGTTACTAATACTATTTTAGGTACGATATTGTCGTATGATACGGTCACTTGTAAATAAGGTATCATATCTTCTCCCTCTTCTCTTGGCTGCAACCATCTAACATTCCAACCATCCTGTTCTAATCTAAGACCATGCTCTTTATCCAAGAAGACACAGAAATTTCTACGACCAGCAGGATTGAACTTAGCAGCCTTTCCGCTAAAGTTTCTAAAACCTATTTTTGCATTTTCAATTACTATATTGTTATTTACCATTATTATTTATCCCCTTTCAAATATGCACCTTTAGTGCAGCTTCTACAAAATTCATGTTGTCCACACTCTGTTAAGCAACAATAGTTGTGTGGCATCTCATATTCTATCTGACATTTTTTACATGGAATAAAGTGCGTGCAATCATACGGACATTCCATTATTTATGCCCCTTTCAAAATGGTAATATTGTTGGTTTAAAATGTGAACCAAGTTTACATAATAAATATTCGTTTTCTTCATACATGTTGTCACACTTTTCACACAGAGTAGCACAATCTTTTCCGCATGGAGTAACTAATCTTGGAGGTGTTGATTCGCCATATATAAACCATTCGGCATCACCAAACTTTGATATATTTGCTAGAGCATCATCAACTAACTTACGATAGTAATCCTTGTCTATGTCATCTTCTTTTCCAAGAACAGTAACCATCTCAGACTCTAACCATCTATATCCTTTACTTCCGGTTGCGGCATGATAGTTGCCTTCTTTTTCTCTTAGTAATATACCACCACCCTTTCCTGGTTTAATTGGACAGAATGCGCCAACCTTTCCTACAAAGTGATAGTTGTGTTCTTCTCCTAAATCTTCATTCATGTCAAGATATAATGCTGTGGTAACGGATTTGGTTTCACACATATCCTTGAACAGTATTGGTTCTTTACTGAATAGTGATTTGAAGACATATGGCTGTATAAATTGTGCTCCGGTGGCTGTCCAATCTTTATCATCTTTAGCCACATATACAGCATCATTTATTAAGCATAACTTTTCATAGGTGGCCTCATGTTCAAACTCATAACCATATTTCATACCAAAGTCCATCACAAATTGTATAATTCCAGCAGTAGCATTTGGTATCTTTATAGAATCAGTCTTAATATGTGCCACAGTGAATCCTTTCTCTTGAACTGCATGCTTGAGGTCAACCATGAAGAGTGCTCCTCTTTTTGCAACTATGTTGTCTATGTTTCTAGGGTCTCGGAAAGCATTCTCAAATTTAGCAGAGGTCAAACCATATACTGAATTAATTACTGTCTTTAATGCATTAGACAGATCTGCTGAGTTATAATTTCCATTAAGGAATTGAGCTAACTTTCCATCCAACATGGTACTAGCTTCTTCATATTTGTTATGTTTGATTGCTAGTCTTGCTTTCTTTAGTTCTGAGAACTTTTTGGTATATGGACCAAACATATCTAGAAGTTCTATACTTGATGGGTGCATGGATGCTACATCTAGGAGTGCTACATGAGTATACATTCCTGGTTCAGAATATACATACCCACCTTCTCCTATCTCTTCATCTCGATAGGTACTTTTCCCAAATTCAAATTTGTAACCTGGGAACATGTCGCCTAAGTCTGTATAGGTAAATACATCTTGTGGTTTTCTATTAGTACCAAATATGATTCTAGTAGAATGAGCATTAGTTGTATCATTAACTGTTAACCCACTTAACTCAGCAAGTATCTTCCTAGCAGTCCAGTCTCCTTCTAAGTGGTCAAATGTTACTTCTGTAGCATCGACATCGTTTCCACAATAATCTGCTACTAGTGGCCACATTTCTTCTGGTACTGGTTGATCCCAAGGTAACCCTAGTTCTTGATGATGAATACCTAATTCAATCTCAAACTTCTTGAGACTTTTCTTATTTGCTGCTGATGCAAAATCATAAACATCTGTATAGGATAAGTTATAAGCTTCCCCAAACATACAGGTAGGACTATTGGATATAATCCTTTGACTTAATGTGTATAACTCTTCATTAGTGTATCCTATATATCTAGCATACATAATATGATTGTCATACCTTCTGCAATTGAACCCAACTAATTTAAAACGTAAAAGTTTTTCTACATCTGCGGATGTTGGGTTTATCATCTTTACCGTTTTCTTTCCCTTTAATTTCCATGCTACAACAAATAAGTTTGGAAATACTTCAACGTCAAAGAATACCAATTCTCCTTTAGGATCATAGTCATTTACAGGTACACTAATATCTTCGGATTTTAGTTTCATCTTACCAAGTAGTTTTATACAGTAGTCTGCCTGATGAGTGCTATTACTAGCGAATGCTAATAGTGCCGGTCTCATATTTGATACATCATAATGTAATCCTGAATTGTAGGCATCTTCAAGAATCTTAAATATAAAGTCTATGCTTGGTTTGGTCCCATCATGAATATCTTTTGCTAGATTCTTCTTGATTAAATCTCTTAATCCTTTTTCGCTTTTTACTGCATCAAAGTTAATCACTTTATTCTCCCCTTTCAACGGCAATCCCGAATTAATAGTTGCTATCGGAATATGGTTACATTTTGTTAGTCTTCTCCTTAGAGAACTATTACCATTAAACACCTTAATCTCTATGCCCTCTGAGAATATCCTACTAAGTTGGTTTACATCTCCATCATAAATATAATGTAGGTGTACGCCTGCTTGGCTTTTGCTGTACTCGGCATATGTAGGTGGCCATTTACCAGCAGCTTCAGTATTTAACTCTAGTGATTTCTCACCTTTGTCATCTTGTAAATCAAAGTCTACTACAATATGGTTTCCTGGTACTCTAACATAATGTATCTTAGTGGTGTCTAAATCTTTTAACTTTGAATGCACTTCAAGCCATTTTTTATTTGGTGTATCATGGTCATTTGCATACTGTGCTAAGCAATCAGCACATTCGCTATCAAATATAGATTCAGTTGAGTCTAATACTAATGTGTTAGGAGTGTCATCTTTTAAATTTAAACCTGATTTGAACTTATCAAACAAGAAGTCTGAATAATAATTCCTTGTTAGAACGCCTTTAACTCGACTAACCCCAGATGTAAATTCTTTAAAATAATTCTTTAATTCATCTCTAAATTTATGTTTAGGAAGTTTGAATTCTATAGATGACTCTTCACAATATTCTTTATATAAGGCGTATGCTCTAGCTAATGATATTCCGTTCTCATCCATAAAATCGATATAATGTTCTTCTATAAAATTAAAGAACACATCTGTTTGAAACATCATATCCAGAGGTAAGTATTTTGAATAATAGTTCTTACCCATTTCTCTATAAACTTCAAGACAGTGAAACGCTATTGCTCCTAATTCGAAATCTATTTGAGACATTAAAGCATTATATTTTCTCGATGGTATTCTTTTACCAGATGGCTTAACATCTATAAGTCTTCTGATAATACCAGACTTAGCATCGGTTATCTTTACTGGTTTGTTTGTAGCCATAAATAAGAAGCAGTTAACCCTAGCTGTATACGAGGGTTTAAACTTCTCATTTATAGTCATATCTTCGTGTGATACGATCGAGTTGAGTTTGGTATTATCATCAATTTTCGAGAGGTCACCATCATGCTGTATTGCGACAAGGGGATTTCCTCTGAAGACTTCCATCGCAAATGAGTTGTTTTGACTTGTAAGTGCTTTTGCTTCAAAAGTTGTATAATACCCTTCAAATAATTTCTGAATGATATTAAGAATTGTTGACTTACCTGCACCAGCTTCTCCATACAAGACAACAAACTTTTGGATATTCTTTGCATCTCCTGAAATAACGGCTCCAATAGCCCATTCCAGTTTTGCTCTTTCTTCTGGGTCATACAAGGTTCCAATGAGTTCATCAAAAGCATCATAACTCCCTTCTTCTAATGGATATGGTAATCGCCTACTGACATAGTCTTTCTTTTTTACTTCTGTATTTGCAAATGTTAATTGTGTATCTAATTGATGTGCATTATTAGCCATGCGTTTTAAATAATTTCCAAAATTAAGCCATGAGTTTGTAGAGAAATCTTCCATCAATTTTAATACTATACGAGAATCTGTTTCTTTTACTCTCTCTTCTTTAATTTTCCTTAGTTCGTTATCTACTAACATTGGGACATCATATTCATCAGTAGACCATAGACCAAGTTCTTCGTGCCATATAGCATAGAATGATTTTGCTCTCACCATTAGATCTTTTGATTTGGAAACATTAAAATCTGGCGATATCTCAATCAAATCTTTCTTTACTGTTCGTTCTTTTATTTTGTAAAAATCCAATTTTAGTCTCCTTTCATAGTTAATATTATTTGTTGCGTTGTTGCGTTACAAAACGTTTTTCATATACTCTATATATATATACTTTTTTTCTATTATATTAGTATAGTAATAAAAGTGTAACAACGCAACATTTCAACCTCAAACCCAGTCATACCAAGGGCTGAGGGGTGTTGCGTTTCCGTTTTAAAACCGCAACAAAGTGTAACATTTGTAACAAAACCGCAACAAAAATTACTAACTATAGTAGTTTTCGACCAAATAAGTATTCATTTGATACCATATTTCGACCTTTCTTTGGTCCAAGGCACATTTTTTGAGAGGGAAAAATCCCCCCTCACCAGTTTTACTAAATTTTCGTTCTAAAACGCAACACAAAATATCACTAACTTCTGCCGAATCATACCTCTTATCATCGAATTTACTAAGACCACAGTTGTCCAAAATCTTCCAAAACCAGTCAATCATTAGGAAGCCTCGTCCGTGGTCTATCGTAATTCGGTGACATCTTTGTGCTATACCCATTATCAATTCAAGCATTGTACAAGCAGTAGGAAAGTCATCCAAATAATAATCAATCTGCATATCGTCACAGAATTGTTCTCGTAACATCATACCGTCAAATGCTCGATTATCATCATTTGGAACCGTCCAATAAAATGGCTCCTTAAATAAATCAATCATTAAACTCCAGTAACTTGCCCCCTGTTGGTCGACATCAACAAGGGTACATAGCCACTCAAAATATTCATCTACTAGTTTCGGTTTATTTATCATATCCTAACACACTCACTTCATACGACTCTTTCAATCTGATAACTTCATAATCAATCGAAAGTTTCTCGTTTCGTACGTACACTATATCAGGATTTACTGAACCTTCGCCGAAACAATCCAGAGATCCCCATCCTATAGTCGCGTCAATATCTTCTGGTGCTTCATTCTCTGCTTCTATTAATATATTGTCAAACTCATAATAATACACCGTTATTTTGTCGAATGTTACTTCTCCATCAGAGAATTCTTCTATGTCTATTACATATGGTGTATCATCACGTTCTTTTTTTGTTGGTTCAGACACAAACTCCACCTCCTCTTTTTCTACTTCCCCAGCAGCATCTACATATTGTTTAGCCTTTGCAGAGTAGTCTATTCTTTCCTTTACTTCTTCTGTATAACCACCCTCAAATTCTTTTTCTACTTTCTTAAGTATCTCTTCATCTATTTTTGCTGATGCCTCGATCTTCTTTTTTTCTGCTTGGAGTTTATTACTAAATGCCTGTGATAATTCCTCTGCTAATTTCTCAACAGACATATCATCTGAAATAACAGGTGAATCAATCTTTATATTCTGAGTTTTATTCCTCTGATAAAATGCTAAATCTGCTGCTAATCGCTCAATAGAATTATCATTAGACTTTGGTGCAACTTTTATCTCTGTTGGTTCTATTACTTCTTCATATCCTATCACTATTAACTTGTAAGTGATAAGGGAGCCTATTGCAGCTCCCAGTAGAAACGTACCTATATATTTATACATATTTCTCTCCCCTTCTATCGTAATTAAAGTCTGGATAAACTAATTCTATTGTTACATGTCCCTTTGTAATTAACATGTAGTCTTTATTCTTCTTGAATAACATGAACTCATTAGGAGTAATATAATCATAGATATTGAATACCACAGACCCAAATTCGTTTACTATAACGTTCTCTTCTTCTAGGTAATACAACTGTCTAGCAAATTCATCCATTGTTTCATAGGCCATCGGAATATACTTCGTACTCATATTAGTGAGTCCTCACATACTTGATAAACAACCAAATAAGCCATAATCCCCCTGTTGCAAATACCATAAATATATCGAACAATATTGTTCCACATCCGTAGTTTTTAGTATTGTTATTATTTTTCATTTTTATAATCCCCTTTCATAATATAAGTTAATTAATTTTTTCACTTCGTTCAATTATCATAATCGTATCCTTCTTCTTCTGTTACCAACCATACTAATTCATAGATCACTCCAGGTTTAATATCCTTAATATACTCGGTATGGTCATAATCATTACCAAGTACACTTTTAAGATAGAACAATCTACTAGGCGAGATAACCCGAAATATATCATAAACAATTTCACCATTCTCATCAACGAAGTAATTCTCATATGAGTCATAGTACCAAGTTATAACTTCCAAGTATCTCACCTCCTAGTTAAAGACTTACTAGTCCAACCAATATAAGAATTGACATATTAAGATATAGACTTACGTGTTCAAATGATTTATGCTCTAATATCTTAATCATCATTACTAGTATGGTAACTGCTATATATAATGCTATTGCTATTTGTCTATCCATTATAACAGTCCTCCCTAAATCAGACCAAATATAACACCATCAACATTAAAGTCCAACAGTACAGAATCATCTTCTCCGTTTACGAAATATCGGCAATCTGAATCAGCATTATCAAATATACCAAAGTCAACAAAGTTGTCACCGTTACCATACACCCAGCCAACCATGATACCAGCATCTGACCTTTTGATTCCAAGCATGTCATATACTTCATTCAAGAATAAGTGTCCTCTTGCCTTTAATAAGTCATTAGCATAGTTCTGTTGACATTTAAGAAACATTAGGTTGTATTCAGGATTTGGTGACCACTGAGTAGCAACACCTTTAGCAAAGTATCTTGCATATATACTATCTACTTTATTACCATTTAACTTTGTTTTTTCAACCATTTCTCCATCTTCATTCAGAACCTTTATTTTTTCAACTTTAACACCATGTCTGAATTCTGTATCCTTGTCAATACCTAATTCACTAACAACTCGTTTCCTATATTCTTTGAACCCTGTCTCAAGAGCCTTGTAAGCACTCATAAGCGCAACGTTTCTTTTCTTAAGGATATTGTGTGACCCAACAAGGCAAGCAATACTTACAACACCTAATGCAATAGATGGTCCGTATAACTTAGCAATCTTAACAGTAGTCTGTACTTTAACTATGAATAAGTCTTTAGCAGCATCTTTCTCAGAATATTTCTTTTCGTTTTTTTCAGCAGCAACCCTTTCAATTTTAACAATATCTACCATAGCATCATCAAGAACTTCTTCAACTTTCAACGTAGCTTTACATGCTAATACTACTGTTCCTACAACACCAGCAACACCTACTACTAATAGTATTTCTGGACTAACTTTCTTTACTTTTAATATACCTCTTCCTGCTTTACTGGTTACTACGTTTTTTAACATTTCTAATTTTTTCATTTTTATAATCCCCTTTCATTAATTAAGTGATTAGTTAATTTTTCATATAATTGTATTGCTTCGATTCCTCTGAATACACCTATGTATTCCATTTTATTATCTTTCCTGCTTATAACACTTAGTAAGGCGTCTTCAGTATCATCCATATCAAATGATATTGTAAATGATTCACTTATTGACATTAATCCTCATCCTTCCAATATTTGTATACATAACAACTATTTAAACCACACTTATGATAACTCTTGTCATTGCTTGTTGTCCTTAGATTTTCAGGACATCTTGTACAATTCATTATATTTGCTTTGTTACGCATAAATTGCATATATTCTTTTGTCTTTTCTTTGTTCATAATTCTGCCCCTTACAATCCTACTTGTACTTTGTAATAAATTACTTTTTTAGTTAGTCGTGTCTTCATGAATATAAACCAACTATCTGTATATATTCCTTTATACCCGTTTGCACCATCAGTATCATAATATCTAACTTCATACTTACCACCCATGTTAAATATCCCCTTTCAATACTTTAAACAAGTTTATAGCATTCTCACCCGTAAATGTATTTATCATCTCTAATTTACGTCCAGTATGGGTTATAACTGATAAACATGCCTCATCATCTAATCTGTCAAAACTTATCAAAAGACTCGTACTTACTTTTAACATTCCATCCATTAATATCTCCCCTTTATAGTTTTTTAGTTCTTAGAAAACCCTGGTAGATTGCTAGGACTTGATTATCACTCATTTTTTTAACTCTCTGAAACCATTTAGCACCAGGATATACAGTTGCTATAGCGATTCTCATATTGTCTATTGACATGGTGCTCCCTCCTTTGTTTGTTTTAATAATTCTAATACCTGTTCACTACACATTATATAGTAAGGACAGCTTTCACATTCTGGTTTATCTTTATGCATTTGCTAATCTCTGGCATTCACCATTTTTATAAGCAGCACATCCATCTCCTATACAAAGTGGGAATTTGGTTATTGTATATGACCCAGGTTTACTTAAATAATTACCAGATTCCGAGAATGGCAAATATGGGCAATACTTTCCAACTACGGGTTCTTTAGGTTCTATACCTATGTCTAAAATTATTGGGTCTGGAAGGTTCACTATGAATCCGTCATCACCAATCGACAGATATACATCTAGCTTATCAAGATTAACCCATCCATACTTTTTATAATTTAGTGATACATTATGTCCTAGCAATCTATAATAATCGTATAAAGTTAAAACCCCATATAGAGCCTCGCATTTCAATATTTGGTCAATAACTCGTTCAGCCTTTTCTCGTGATATAAATGTTGTAGGTATAAAATTCATTTTTATCTCCCCTTTCGATATTGTTTAAACATTCCAAATAATATACAGCCAATACAATATCCTAGTATTAACTTTATAAACCATAAAATGCTCATACTAATCTAATAATCTAGGTTCAGGTAACACTAATCTATAACCGTCTTTATCTACATCTTTATTTGGTCTTATATAAGCCCCAAGTAAACTGGTCCATCCATATTTAGTGTCTGTAAATGTAGAAGTGACAACCCCCGCAACATTGAATACATCAGAAACAGTAACCACACCATACTCATCCAGTAAATCCTTAAGATCACCTAATACTGACATCGCATCCTCCTTATTAGTCAATAATATATCTCTATAGTTTGAATATGGTTTTTTAGGGTACTCCTTATCTAGCATGTCTTTAACAGCAAGTTTCATAATCTCTCTATGTGTAATATAACCTACAACAAATCCCCCAACAACTAATACTACTTTATTCATCTTAATATCCCCTTTCGATATTTTAATTTATTATTTTATAACCAATACATAAGTGTTTGGATATTTTCCTCTTACAAGCATTCCTTTATACATAATATATCCCCTTTCATGAGCGACCATACAAGTAACGGTCTCGATCCTTTATAATATAGACTGCGTTATCATCATCTAGTTTCATTTTGGTATATATGGATAGTACCTGGTTATCATTCATCATTGCGACTTTGCTTTTCCAGGTATTACTATAATATTTATTAGCGATATATCTGCGCATTTCAAATATAGTCATAACAGCGCCTAATCTAATAAGGTAGGTCTTGGTAGGTCTAACATGAATCCACCTCTGACAGGCCTTATCTTTGCTCGTGACAAATCGTACCAACCATATTTACGATCAGTGTATGCTTCAGTGACTCCAACAAAATCATACAGGTCGCCAACCGTTGCTTGACCATAATCAGCAATCATGTCCATAAGGTTACCTAGTACTTCAACGGCATCATTTCTACCGACTAACACAATCTCATCGAAGTTGTGAGTTGCTCTATCTCTTGACGATATCTCTCTTCTATTATCTAGTGGCCTAGCCATATTGTCATAAGCAATTCGTCCTAAGCCACCTCCACCACCGCCACTTCTGCCTGGATTTCTATTGTTTTGCCTTTCTCCAAATAAAAGTAGTTGTGGAATATCCCTGAATAGATCTACCACTGTAGTCTTCAATGCAGGAACTAATACATCCTGAAGAATATAAGTCTTAACGTCAAAGACCTCCTCACCTACGAAGGTCTCAAGAATCTTTTTACCCAGAGTTTTTTTTCGTTTTATAACTTTACCCTGTACTACTTTAGTCGGAACTCTTTTTTCAACTGTCTCTTTTGGTTCTCTTGAATTGCTTGGAAAATCCATATCTACTTTAGCCATTATCTTTCGCCCCTTTTTCTTGTTTAAATATGTTATTATCTGTTATAAAATCATAAGCATGGAGTATTGGTTTACTTAGATCAAACCCAGCCTCAAGTAACTTATTTTTAACGAAATTACTATCAATTATGAATACTCCAGTATAGTCTAGACGTGGAATGGTACAAGTTATATAATCCATAATATTACTTCCTTTCGTCTTTATGAATTTCTTCTAAGTATTTATCATTGTGCTTATTTATCTGTACTAAACTCATTATAACTACACCAACTACTAACCCTACTAATCCTTGCCACATAATTTATAACCCCTTTCATTATTACTGTGATATAACTAAGAATATAATGCTTCCAATTATAAGACATACAAGTATATCCATTACACTCTCCCCTTTCCGAAATCGAAAAGAATAAGTACTATGTTACTAGTACCTACTCCTTTCTAATTAACCTTTTGCTGTTTCTTCTTTACTCTTAGCATCGATCTGTTCCATTTTCTTATCGAATCGTTCTTCAATCTTGTCTACTACAAAACCACTAATTGCTACTGAGAGTGCTGCCTTTCCAATTCTCATTGCTACTGCTTCCGCTTTACCAATGTCCTCGGAACTGCTTCCTCTTATAACATTACTGATTACTGTGTTTACACATATTGAAATAACTAATCCTCCAACAAATTTAACTTTTTCACGATTACTCATCATAATAAATTCCACCTTTCAAGTTTAATCTTTCATTATACTATGTGTTTTTTTCGCGATTTAATCCTCAACTTTTTTACCATCATCAAAGAACATTATCCAACCGACCCCTAATGCCGCAATTGTAAAAGTAATATCCCCATCTATAAATGCAGACCCAATACCTACCGCCACTATTATCAATGCTGTTAGTTTTTTATTCATTAGTAATTCCACCTTTCATCCATATCTATTGTGTTTTTTAATTGAATAGTGTCACCTTTAATAATATGAAGGTTTAGTAACTGTTTAGTATTTATTAATCGTAATGCCTCTTCTTCTGTCTCAGCAAGCACACAAATGGCACTTATAAATTTACCATTACAGTTGCATATATGAAAGATAAAGTATTTCATTTAACAACTCCTAACACTGATGATAGGTTGTTTAGTTTTTCTTCTAACTTTTTTATCTTTTTTTGTACATGCAATCTTAAAATCTCCCTACCAAGAGTTTCATTATCATCGTTTAACCATACAACAGAATTATACACAGTACAAGGATGTAATGAACAAATATAACTCTTACCAAAATCAGTCATAAATATAGCGTATCCTGTAATACCATCAATATAGCCAACTTGTACTTCTCCTTTAAAGACATTAAACTGACCATTTCTTAAAACATATAGGTATTGCTTCTTTTTATTCATTCTTAGCATCCTCCAATAAAGAGATTTTACATTGGTGGTTTCCAATCTTTTCCTGTAACTTCATTATTTTATCCTGTAATATCTGTATCTGCTCTTTCTCATAACTAATCAATATCTTACAAGCTAATTGTTTATCGTCCTCTTCAAGCCAAACAACAGCATTAAATACTATTCCAGGTTCCATGGAGCATGTAAATCGGTTACCAGTAATTGATTTAAATATCCCATTTCCATTCCAATCCCTATAACCTACTTGACCCTCATGCACTCTTAACTTCCCACTCCACAATGAATAAAGATAACCTTTTTTAATTGGTAATATTGCTACATTTTCCATTTTTACTCTCCCCTTTCAAAGGTTGTAATTTTATTTTATCCTATTTCCGCATCCACTATTTCTTTTAACAATGAATATAAACTGTTTCATTGAACATCTCCAAACACTGATGATAGGTTGTTCATCCATAATAATATCTCCTTTTTATCATCTAACATTGTCATTTTATTACGAAGCTCATTGATTTTTGCTTGTAACTTTTCTTTTTCATTCTTTATTAAAAGGTCTATAACTAACTTAGGATTATCAGTCTCAAGCCAAAGTCTATCTTTAAACATGATTCCAGGATCTGCCGAACATTGAAAATTTTTATTTAATGATGGAATATAGAAGATTGTAATATTAGTAGATTTATCATACTGAACCAGACCTTCAAAATGATTAAATTTATTACCTCGTAATGAATAGAGATAACCTTTTTTACTAATTAATTTCATAATAATATCCCCTTTCGATATTAAGTTATTTACACACTAAATATAGCAGTTCCTATAAGTGCAATCACAAATACAACCATTGCAAATCCAGATAATACTAGTTCTATTAAATTCTTATCAAATTTCATCACAATACCTCCATTTGTATCCAGCAACAACTTGTAATTTGCCTCTGCATGCTTTCGAAATACTACCACCATCAGCATAACATGCTATTGCTGCAAGGGTAATACTATCATATCTTTCTAACACTTGACCTGATATAGCAGTCAATCTTTCTACTGGACGTCTAATTTTACTCATTATCCTCAATCTCCTTTTTAAAGACTAGTTTATCAGTTTTAGGATTAAAATACATTCCCCAACCACTAGGATGCTTTACTTTAAGGATTTTATTAGCTGCATCTTCTTGGTTCTCTCCTGGCATTGAAATAGCACCACTAAAGCCACCATTATCTTTATTAATTATATGAAAGAAATATTTCTTCATTTCACTCTCCCCTTTCAAAGGTAAATTTCTACTTTTCCGTTTGCTAATAATTTAGGTTCGAACTCATCATCAATATCTACATCATTGTTGTAGTCACCCCATGGAATTACTATGACAATATTAGCATCTTGTGGCATTTTAAGTAACTTGTCAACTAACTCCTTAACCAACATTTTACTCTCTCCCTTCGAATGTTGTAATTAAACTCTTTTATAATCATCCATTGATTTCATCCAATCAAAAGCTTCTTTCCCCATTAATATTAGAGATATATCTTTTTCACAGTCAACACATCTGTAAAGAACTCGAACACTATCAAATGATATAATTGTCCAGGATATAAGTATTGCTTGCCAATGTTTACAAGTTAATTGTTTTAACCATTTAAACATTTTCTTTCGCCCTCTTACAATGAACTGTTACCCAACACTGCTGTTGTCCGCATAAATAGAAAGTATCATAACCCTTATTCTCAGGGCAATCTTTACACTTACCTTGGTTATCTGGATTATACATAAACTTTTCATAGTCTTTTTCTTTTTTTAAATCCGCTTTCTTCATTTATCTCTCCCCCTTCATACTATTTTTACTTGGTCTTATATCCTATACTTGATATATCAACACCATTAATAGCTATTGCAGTATACTCATCTTTCGGAAATACCAAATCTAATGATGTCCATTTTTGTTCATTGAGTTGAGTGGGTAGTAATCGTATTATTAAAGCATCTAAAGTATTTGCTTCATGCCATACAAAGTATTCTTTTCCATTTTTCATTACTAATAGCCATTTATACATTGGTTTTTTGTTATTCATTTGGTCCATTTAACTCGCCCCTTTCGTTGATTCGGTGCTTATATTTATTTAATTTATCTTCCCAGTCATCGAAACCTGCCCACTTAAGAACCAGTTCATTTAATTCGAAATCACACTTTAGACACACTGGTCTGTACTGATTACTGTCTGAGCAAATCTGCCATTGGGCGGCTGCTTTCTCACCACATTTAAAACATTTCATACGTTTTATTCCGATATTGGTATATGGCTTTATTCTCATATTTATTCCCTCACTATAAATGCAATTAGTTTTCCATTCCTATCTGAAATTTTTTCGCATTTTATTCCTTTGGATTCAACTTCTCTTATAGCATGTATAATATTATAACCCTTGTACTCGGAAAGTTCGCTACGATTATATACAACAGTTCCAGAATATTTGACTGCCATAAGTATACTGTTAACCAATTCGAGTTCTTTACTTGTTAGCATTTAACTCTCCCCTCTCAATTCATGTCTTATAAGCATAAGAGTTACGCCTAACACGTTAAATCCTTTACCTTGACATATGCCCCAATATGTATCATTCCAAGTGTTACCTTCAACTAACATTTGATTTTCGGTTGCTAATAGTTTTTCTTTTAAGTCAACATTCTGTTCGAACTTTGCTTTAACAACTTGATACATAATGTCATCTTTAACTTGCTCCCAATCACTTCTAAGACTTACACGTCTGCCCTTTCTTTTGGCCATTAAAGGAAATATATCAACAAATTCAGATTGCCTACTAATATCTTTAAAAGAATGAAATGCTGCTTCACCACTATCGAATATGAATCCGTTTAGTTCTATTTTTGAGTAACTAAAGTTGCTTAGAAAGTAATATTCTCCTATAAACTCGTCGATCATCATAATAACTCGCCCCTTTCAACTAACTGTGTATAGATTCACAACTCTTTCCTAAAACTTTAAATATAGTATTCAAGTTTTCTTTTGTTATTGTAGCCATTCTCCTATCCTCGACTGCTATTTTATCAACACTTATTAATTTTTTACAAAATGGACAATAATGTTTAACTATCATGAAATTACTCCTTCCCTTTACTTATCAGAAATAAGGAATCCTGATGTAGTGAATTTATCAGGTGTGAGTTCATAAAATTCGACTACTGTCATTTTATCATCGATTACAATAGACATCAAGTTTTCCTCGTTTTCAGCAACTATGATATGTCTTTTATTTAATGAGTCAAGTACAAAGTAATATTTCATTTTTATTCCTCCATTTAGTTCATAATACGAAAAAGATAAAAGAGAATGCTATGATTTCTCATAACACTCCCCTTTGAAATTATTCTTGTTCTGTTGGTGCATCTACATAATTAACATCTACTGGCTCATCAAACGTCACTTCAAAATTGTCAATTTCGTCTTCATCTTTGTGCAGCACTTTATATAACACTCCTGCTATTAAAACTACTACTCCTCCGATTGCAACTCTTTTAAGTCCTTTCTTGTGTTCGTTTACGAATCCTTTAATATTTTTCATGTTTATCCATCCTTTCATATTTAAGTTTTCTTTCATTATACACTGTGTTTTTTTCGCGAGCTATTTAGTCAACTCACATAACTCATAAGTCTTTTCAAAAATGTCAGGCTTGCATGGATAAAATTCTCCATTAACTCCTTGTATTATATAATCCATTGAATCTGCGCGCATCTCTCCTTCTAAAGTTTGGATATATATAAATGGGTTCTCACCTCTAGCTTGTCCATTGTTTTTTAAAATCCACCAAACAACTTCTGTAGCATTACTATCACCTTGAGCATTATAAACTACAAATTGTTTAGCATCTACTACTATTGGTTTTTTCCTATATTTGACCATTGTAATCCCTCCCTATCTATCGATACAACCATTTATTAACTTCTTGATCAGTAATCTTTCTAACAAGATCTCTTGATTTAAATGGATGCCACATAATATTATCACTATCGGCTACTACTATATCTATAACTCGATGAGATAATTCTCGTACAACTTCTACATCATCAGTATATATACGTATTCGCTTTTCTATTTGAAACATCAAAGGAACTACGACTATTACAGCCGCAGTATGTCCCACTACATAACCAATTGCATATCCTATTTTTTCACCGATTTGTCTTAACATGGTTATCCCTCCTATTTCATTAGTTATACTTGAACTATTTTGTCATTAAACAATATAGAGACATAAGCATCTGGATCTGGTCCTTCTTTAAATATCGCAAATGGCTCACCATTCCCAGCATTCGCATCTAGGAATTTCTTAACATACTCTAGGTTTGCAGTACCCTTTGGTGTTTTCCAAGTGAGAACATTGAGTCCTTTAGCATTAACTAATCCTCTTGTACATATCCTTTTAGTTACAAAGGAGGTTGCTATAACCCCTCCAATAACTAACCCGGTAACTACGATTTCCTTCTTGTGATCCTTACAGAATGTTTTAATGTTTTAATGTTTTTCATTTTTATTACCCCTTTCAAATTTTATTTCATAGTCCTTGGCATCATAGTAAAGTCAAGTACTAAACATGGAATATCATTCTCTGTCAACTGGGAACTGAACTCTGGCTCTATCAAACCATCATCTATATTCCATCCAACCAGACCGCCTAATCCATTACTTGGTAAATCTAATTCGCTGTAAACATCGTTCACTGACATAAACATTTCGGTCATTAACTTCCTACTTGCCTCATTAAGTGATCTACGAATATGCTCAATATCACTTCTGAAATATCGTCCAGCTAAGACATCATAACATAAGGTGTCACCATGTCCAGTGTTGATTATCTCAGTATCTCTAACTGGATTCTTGAGTATACGGTCCTTAGCAATTCCATCTTTAATCTCTTGTCCTTTTTTTTCACCTATTATTTCTACTACTTTGTTCTTATACTCTTTTAGAGCATTCTCAGACAAAGAATATAAACCAATCAGTGCAGCATTCCTACGCTGGTTTACTGAGTTAGCAGACACAATTGCTGTAATGGTTACTGCACCAGAGATAAAAGTAGGAATATAACATTTCCAAACCTCTTTAAACATCTCCCATTTAGTGAAGTCGCTAAACTCCTCATTGGCATCTAGTTCCTCTGCACGTCGTTCTTCTAAGATCTGCATAGCTTTAGGTGTAGCATCCACTGCTGCATATACAGTAGTAAATACTCCCAGCACTCCCATACCTGTTAATATGGCAGGTGAATTTTTAATGACCGTTCTTCTTGTTGTCAATGCTAATTGATTAATACTCTCTTTGTTCATTTTTATAATCCCCTTTCAAAAATAAAAGTAAAAGAATATGGTGACCTCCAGAGCAATCTACTCTAGTTTGATATACTATTTAAAGTACAAAGTCCCATATTCTTTCATTATAACCTGTGTTTTTTTCGCGAGGCAAAAGAAAAAGAATATGATTTAGCCTTTTTGCTACGACGTCCTATCTATCATATCCTTTCATTATATAGTGTGTAAACCCCGCGAGGCAAAAATAAGAAGATGTGTCAGATTCGAACTGACGACCTCTGAGTAACTCTATCAGCGCTCTTACCTTACTGAGCTAACCATCTCCTTCTATTATAGGCTGTGTAATCCTTGCGAGCTAAAACTTGATATGTTCTAGATCCCAAATATGATCATTGCATTCTGGATGTCTACGCATCATTGTAATAGCCGCTGCTGCATTCCACATAACCGCAGCCAAATGATCTTCATCAGTCCAACCATTGCTAGCCTTGAGTGAATGACGAATCATACGATTAATGCAATCCTTAACACTAATCCCTTTTTCCCAATTCCTATCTTCATATTTTTTAGCACCTTCCTCATACCATTTAGCAAGTGCCTCCATGGCTTCGTACGGAAGTAAGTCAAATCTACCTCGCCCGTCATTTGATTCCCTCATTGCTCCAAACTCTGTTTTTTCCATTTCCCCTTGACCTTTTAACATATTAATATACCACCTTTCAAAAATTAAAAAGTAAGCCTAAGCTTACCTTCTGTTAAGTATGTCTAAAAGTTTTATTTTTCTTTCAATAGCCTTCTCGATTGAGTTTGCTTTTGCATCGTCTAAGTTTCTCCATGTGATGACGTCTCTTTCGTCACGCTGAATCTCTTTGACTAGCCTTTCAATCTCTTTCGTTAAAGTATTATCTTCCATTATAATATCCCCCTTTATATTTACTTTCATTATACACTATGTTTTTTATGCGAGGCAAAAGAAGAAGCCTAAGCCTCCTCAATATCAGATACCTCTACTTCAAAGTATTCTCCATCGATTTTAACTATGCTTCCATCTTTTAAACCTTTTCTAATTTTGTGTTTATATACCACTTGATTAACGCCTTTTGCAGTTAGACCCACGAGTGCCATTGTTCCATTCCATACGACTGGTGCCAATATTACACATGCTACTAACCTTACTAGTGTTTTATCATTCATGATTAAATCCCCCTAAAATTTATTTTGGTTTCATTATAAACTGTGTTATTCCCGCGAGGCAAAAAGAAAGGCTGTCTTTTATAGACAACCCATCTCCTTCATTTTCGCTCTAAGGATCTTATTTTCAGTTTGAGCTTTCTTTGCTATGCTTATCAATTCTTTAGATTGGTCTAATGATCTTGATAATAATATTTCAGCTTCTGTATGCTGTTTATTTAACCTACATCTGTTAATTATATTACCAATTACCATTCCTCCAATTCCAACTAATCCTAAACATAATAATTCATTTCTCTCCATTTTATAATCCCCTTTCAAGTTTACTTTCATTATACAATAAGTTATTTCTGCGAGGCAAAAAGAAAGCCTAAGCTCTCTTTACTCGTTCGTTTATTTTTTTTCCTATTTTATACATGGCATAAATAGTCCATCCTGTAATAGTTATTACCCCTATGGCATTTCCCAATACTTCTCCTAAACTTTTATTCATGATAAAATCCCCCTTAAAATAAATTTTACTTCTATTATAGTATGTGTTAATTGTGCGAAAAACAAAAAAATAAGCTTGGGATTCGAACCCAAGTAAAGTCCCCCTCTTTCGAGTTACGACACTTTTCTTTCATTATAGTATGTGTTTTTTTCGCGAGGCAAAAAGAGAAGGACATGTATTACACACGTCCCTTTAAAACAAATCCAAGTGCTTTGCTGGTGATGATATGACCTTCCTCATACCCCACTATGATTGCAATTCCAATAAGATTACCTAATACTATTGCAAGCGTGTTCGCGTCAATTCGTGCTGGGTCTTTATATATCGACTTTGCCTTTATCAACAACTCCAAGTTTGCTGCTAGTTTTTTGTATTCCTCAGAACCTCTATCAGTGTGTGACATAATTTCAATTATCTCATCAACCTCCTTAGTAATTGGGTTCCTTTTATCTTTTCTGTATTTCTTCATTTCCTTCTCCCCTTTCAAGAGTTTTTAATTCCTTCATTATAACCTGTGTTTTATCCGCGATTATAATGTCTCTTTAGGGGCATAAGCAGCGTCCGTCCAAGCCTCAGCTAATATGTACGCGATTATTGCTCCTCCTGCCATTATGATTGCTACAACCTGTTCGATAGAGCCAGGATTCATTCCTCTAGCTGTCATTAACAATGTTATAAATCCACAAACCATTGTCCAGAACTTCCTACTGGTCAACTTCCTTACTAATTCCGCATTTAAGTTCATTATACACTTCACTCCTTTTTTCTTTAACTACTTTAGTTTTCTTAATACTAGCCATTAACCATAACTCACCGGTAGTAAAGCCGAAGAACGCTGCTACCAATGCCACCGGTTCTGCTCCAGTAATTGCAAATACTCTTAGTACTGCTACTGTAAACCATATATTCATTATGATTATTAATAATACCATTACCTTAGAGAACTGTCCAGTTTCCTTTACTTCTTCGTCCATACTATGCTCCTATCAAAGCATTCCAGGTATCATATCCTACAATACCGTCAGCTTTAAAACCTTTACTTGTTTGGTAACTTCTTACATGAGCAGCAGTATCAGTTCCAAATACACCATCTCTTGTAATGCCCATTCTCCACTGAATATACTTTGCTGCATTACGATTAACTACTCCAAAACGCATTAATGGTTTGAGTAAAATATCGTTCATGGCATTTAACGTTACATTACCCGGTATACCATCAACCGTTATGTTCACTATGTCCTGAAACTTCTTAATAGCTTGTTTGGTTCTAGCTCCTGGTACACCATCCTCAACCAATGACTGACCAGAATCATCAGTAATTTTAAGTCGATTAAGATTACGTTGGATTCTTAATACCATAGCATCCACATTAGAATTAACTGGTGCTACGGGTTTGGAGGGTGTATATACCATTGTTGCAATGCCAAGATAGTCAAGAATACCATCAACTATAGCCTGAGCAATAGCATCTAGGTTAGCGTTGTAGAATTTAACATCTTCTGCATTGTCATGAAAGAAACATTCAATAAGTCCGGCAATAGCGTGAGTTTGATTAAGAGCACCTAGATCAGTTCTAAGTGATAACCCTCTATCAGCTGAAGGTGTTAATGCTGAAACACGATTGTAAATGCAAGTTATAAACTTCTTTCCATTGTCCGATTTATAAAGTCCAGTACATCCTCGTCCTCCACCTGCATCCGAATGAATATCAAGATGAAGTGTAGCCCCTACTGCATTACTCTCAGCAATAGCCTGTGATAATGTCAATCCTTCTGTTAATACTACTTTCTTGAGAATACCTTTAGCATCTAGTTTACCTTTAACAACTTTGGCAACTCTCATCATATTGTCTGCTTCAGTTCCATATCCGTTAACACCAAGGTTGTCATGCTGTCTACTTGGATTGAGATATAAAATCTCATTAGTCATATTACTCTCCCCCCTTTTTTAAAATACGTTTAATTTCATTATAATTCCAAAAATGGCTGCCATGGCTGCTACTGATCCAAATATCTTTCCCCAGGTAATATCATTACCTTTTGCTGCGCCTTGTTGAGCATTAATAAATTCGGTTAAGGGCTTTAGCGCCTTCTCCATTTTATCAACGACAGCTGCCAGGTCTGCATTTGTAGCATATATACCGGATGCAGCAAGGTTTTTCTCCCGCATGATATCGGCCTGTTGATCTTTATAGACCTGACTTTCTCGTGCTAGACTTAAAGCTGCCAAGTCTGCTGTCTCCTTAATTTTCAGGGCCTTTTCCTTTTCGACATTAACTTCAGCGTATCTACGGTCTCTTTCATCATTGAATCTTTGAGAGGCTGCCCTCATCGCTTCATTATGTATGATATATGCCTGGACCGACCAGATTTCGCTTTTATCTTTTAGATTTTCTACTATACCATCCATTTTTAACCCCCTAGTATGTATTTTGTCTAAGGTAGTTTGTGAATATTAATTAGATACCAGGCCTTAGACTTACCTAGTACGTTGTGATAATAATCATAGCTGCCATCATTAACTGGAGCCACGACAACTCGTTCAACATGATGTCTTGAAAACCAATGATGCCTGGGATGGTGATTATTTCTACCACAAGCCATAGTTACAGATGCGGGAAAGGCTAGTATAATTACCAATGTCAATATCATTATCATTTTTTTCATATGACGCCCCCTAAGTTAATATTATTCGTATAAGCCTCTGTCGCTCATCTGATAATTTTGCGTCGTCGCATTTGCCAATAAAGTTATCAGAACAATATTTCTTATACCGTCCGTAGAAGCATGTGGTGTCTTTGCAGTCATCGCATACAGAATATAGCGCTATGGCTCTACGTTCCTTAGGTGTCTTACCTTGATGGATCATATTTAAAGATTGTGTCATCCGTGAAGTCTCCTTTAATGGTTCAAATTTTACATGAACTTTTTTGATGTTGCCTGTTCTGTCGTAAAATTCCATTAATATATCACCCCCGCATAGGTCCATATGACCAAAATATAGACTATCCAGAGTATCATTGCGGTTGCTACCATTTTGACCATATGTAAACCTCCTTAGATATTGTATATTGAATTAACTAGTTCCCGTGCAGTCTTGCCTTTTAACTTTCTTCTTGGTTCTGTTACTCCTACAAAATAAACAATACCAGCACTTTCGACATATTTGATTTCAGTGCCATCATCAGTGGAGAGGGTGACAGCATCGCCACCACCCCTTAATCTCTTCTCACCTTTGACTTTGAACTTTTTTGCTTTGCCTTTTACTTTTTTACCATCTTTGTCTTTTGTGTCTTTGTCTTTGAACTTATCTAACTTTATCTTACCCATATTATTCCTCCACTCTTACAGTAGCATCTATTGTAGCCTTTACTACTGGTGTACAGTCTGTTTCTATGATAGTTGTCGGATGATAAGTTGGTAACGGTGTAGGAGTTCCAAAGTCGGATATTACTGGTGTTGAAAGTTGATAAAGCATCTTATATGGAGTATATCCAGTTGCTAAAGTTGTCGGTAATACTGCTGTCTGTCCTGTTCCGTCTACTATGTTCTTCCAGTTCTTAACACACAAACCATTGAATGGATATTTTATTGCTAACTGGTCTGCTGTTAAGGTGGTAAAGTCTGTTTCTATTTGTGATCCTACTGGAAGTTCAAATATACGGATGTCTTTGAATTTTACTAATTGTCCAGAGGCTACTGCTCCAGTATAGAATCGGATTCCAGTAACAGAAACCGAAGGAGAGTACACAATACATTTCCTATTTCCAGTTGAACCCACTAAAATAAGTGGACTTGTAGTTGAAGCAGGAGATCCTAAAATTTGTGCATTTACTTGTCTTGTAGTTAGAGTATTATCCGAACAATTCGCTAATACTCCATAATTTGTTGAAGGTTTTGGGAGTATTGTAGATATAGTTATTGAAGCATCTACACCATCAGATGTCAGTGTTATTCCTGTAGAATCTCCAACTGCATTTACTTTTGCCCATTCTGTCCAAGTTGCAGGAGTATATGGAACTTCTGACTTGTAATAAGGTGAACTGCCATCTGCATTACACATTTTGTAACCTTTAAAATAAGCTTGCCATTCTGCACTACTCATTATTAAAGCATCTGAAAAACCTGTTTTATCGTTGGACACCCACATAGGAATTATGTTATTAGACATTCCATGCAAACCTGCCTTATCTGCTGAATTTGCTCCATATGGAATATCTAAAGTAGTATAGTCTAGCATCTTTAATCCTGAATTTGAGCAGTTATGTGTAGGTAGCAAATTTACTAAACTACACCGTTTAAAGTTGATGAATGGATTAGTTGCATCTGCATTTACCGCTACATCGCTCAGATTCAACCAATCACTTATCCTCTTTGTTAACTTTGCAGTCTTAGGATTGAATTCATCTACTATTGTTCCTATTTTTCTTAGTGGTGGGAGGGTGACTTGTGTTGGCGTTTTGTAAGGTTCGAATGTTGTTGCAACTGCTCCATCTTCTAATTGTACTTTGATGGTTTCGTTATATGTCAAACCATTATTTGTGCTTGCATACAATAATTGTAAATAATCCAATGGTCCACTTATAGTTGGTGTAAATGTTATTTTATTAGAACTTGAAGTGTATGCAACTCCAACTTTTGAGCCACTCAAGGCAATTTTACATAGGGTATTTCCTATTATACTAAACGTATAAGTTTTTCCGGCAACAACATTTAGACTATCAGTAGTTAAACTGAATCCTTGATTACTTGGCATACCCGTCTGAAGTCCAGTTAAAACTATGCTATTATAATCATCAAATGTTCCAGATATACCATAACTAGTTGTAACTTTGTTAGTTATGTGAAGCTTATTCTTCCCTCTACTTATCACCTTATGCGTATTAGGACTACTTACACTCCACATATCTGAAGGATAATCCAGTGAAGGTGTTGCAGTAAGGAAAGCCATTGGTACTTCTACTTTTGCTGAACTTGCTACTTTAGTGAAGGTTAAAGGAACTCTTGTCCTTGTTAATAAATCATAATAAACTGTCAAAGGTGTTCCTTGAGCATTTTGTGATACAAGCCATACTTTAAAATTAGCAATTGTATCTTCAGTACCCCATCTAATTCTAATATATCCAGCACCTATTGCTAGAATACCATTAATTGTATTTGCACCATAAACTAATCCCATTGGATAGTGACTGCTTAAAGTAACAATCTGATTACTGACAGACGAAGACTGAACTTGATAATGCCAATTTGCAGTTCCTGCATTCACCAAAGTCCATGTTTCTGTACCATTAAATATTTGTTTAGCTATCCTTCTCTCCAAATATCCTCTATGGCTTACTCTGTCAAACACTACTTTATCAAGTGCAGTATTTATTCCCCTTAGTTCTTCTGGTAAAGTAAATTCATAAATTCCATCGGTTGAAGTATATTTGTAATCTCCTGCACTTAAATTTGTGTAACAGTTAGCAGGATGCAAAGGGTCTGGGGTGGTTGTTAAAAATGCCATAGGAACTTCTGTGTAAGGTGAAGTAGTTACCTTTGTAAAGGTTATAGGAGTTGAGGTTATTATAGGTAATTGATAACAAACGGTAGGAAGATTTGATGATAACCATGCTTTAAATCCATTAGTATCTACTGTCGATAATCGTGAATTATCTATTACAAATTGTAAAGCATATCCGTTAGTTAAACCTGTTGCAATTCCTTCCTTATTCAAGGCATTACCTTGCGTAGTTGTTATTTGTGTAAATTTATCACACAAAATTGCATTGTTTGTCACATCACCTTTACAAGGGAAATCTGATTTTTGAAATTTAGTATAAAATGAATTAGTAGCGTTTAAGGCAAATCCATAATTAGTTCCATCTAAAATTACTTTACCTATTCTTCTCTCTACAAACCCTCTCTTGCTTACCTTATCAAATACTACTTTATCGACTGCACTTCCTATTCCTCGTAATTCTTCTGGTAAAGTAAACTCATATATGTCTGTTCCATCTGTGAACTTGTAAGTTTTTGCAGGAAGATTGCTGACTACTGGTGAAGCATCGGTAGGTGAAGGAACATTCAAGTTAACTCCTGCGAAGTAGTTTTGTGCGACTTCTGATGCTGAAAGTTCTTTATTGTTATAAACTCTTGAAGCATACATTATTCCACTAAACTGCCATTGGTCACTTCTTCCTATACCTATTGGATAAATGTTCGCTTTATAACTGCACCCTGCTTGAGTAGCATTTGTATCTACAAGAACTCCATTTAAATATAACTTAACTACTCCATTATTTATAACCGCAACAGCATGATATACTGTATTTGCTAAAATTACTGCGGATGTCGCATTAACCTGTGCTGGTACAGTATTAGTTATAGTTGAAGTAATCCTGTTTGTACTTTGCATTAATAAACCAATATTCCATCCAAGTTTTCCAAGTATGACTTGCTGAACTGAGGGTAATACCGGATATTTAAACCACGCTTCAAATGAAATAGGTGTAGATTCTGTTCCAGTGGTCAACATACCTGCTGTATTAGCAATAGATATACTATCATCTATTCCATCAAACTTTATACCACCACTTCCATCACTACCAGAAGCAGGTTTGAAATTCATAGTTAATTTTACATAGTCTGTATATATTGTACTTGGAGTTACCCCATCGGATGCATCGGTGTACGCTAAGA